AGTACTGCTCGACATAGCCGCGACCGTAGTCCTCGCCGTCCACACGATGCATTCGCAAGGCAAGGAAGGGGCTACGTTCGATTGGATAGATCATATATGATCCGGGAACCTCCATCCCGCCCACTTCTTGATAAACTTCTACCCGCTCATCGTCCAAGACATGGCAGCAGGTATACAAGTCCACGGTATCTTCAAGAGAGTTCAGGGTGGTCTGCACGGCAGCCTGTATTTCAGGAGGCAGCATTGCCGGAGAAATGGTTTCCTTAAGGATGACCTTCCGGACATTGCCCATCGGATCCCGCTTGACCACATAACGATCAAGGCGAATGACGCGCATTGGACCTTCGTCAGGAAAGTACAATAGGGTGTTACCACCAACAATCAGTTGCTTAACGGCTTCAAACAGCGGGACACGAATGCTCAATCCCTCAATCTCCCGCATAATCAGCCGCTCCATTTGCGACAGACTTTGCTCTGCTTCGCCTTGGGCGCTAGGAGAAAGTTGCTGTAGATTCTTTACCGCTGTCTCATCAATCACAAAACGAAAGAAGGGCGAGTTGGGCGGCAGGAGCGAAAGCAGTAGAGCCGAGGCTAGATTGTTGACACCTCGCGCACCCACGGATTGATAAGGAGTAACAAACTTACGGCTACTCTGATCTCCCTCATCCGGAAACAAGTGTGGCAGGGTCAAACGGGCGCAATCACGGGCGCGTTCCAAATAGGTAAAACGCTGTGCTGCGAGTTTAGAATATAGTTCTTTTCCTGACACCTAGGGCTCCTGTTTATTGTTAAGCACCAATACGCAATGAGGATCGTCCCGCAGAGGCTCGTCCGGCGCGTTGGGCTGTCTTTTGCTTGTTCCTTATAGCCATTCTGTCTGCTACCGCCGCCGCCGCCATAGGAGCCACTCCTGCTGCCGGAGACTGACCCGGAGCCCCCGGAGTTCCTGCTGCCGGAGCATAGCCGTCCCCGTTAGTAAATGCTTTTCCTGTTTTAGGATCTAGATCGGGATGCGCTTCAATCCATGCGGCAATGTGGGCATCTTTTTCTGCGGTTGTTCGTCTTTGATACACCGCACCGTCTTCTTCTCTGCGAAAAGCCGAAGAAGTTTCAAATGCTTTTCGTTCGGCTTTCACGCGATCATGGTGCTGTTGCCAATTTTCGCCGGGCTTTCTGTCGTTTGTTCCTGTTCGCGCCATTTCCATAGACCATGTGTTACCCATGTCTCGCTCAGATCGGGTGTAGGTCTTTAGAGACTCTTCAAAATCTTCATTTCGAAACGAGAACGAAGCGGTCTTCGGTTTACGAGATCTATTTTTACCCGTGTAGCCGCTACCACCGCCGCCACCTCCGCCACCTGAACTACACATTAATAGCCTTCTTTCTTAATCATAAGTTTAGAGTTCTTCTTCATAGCCTTTTTCTTGGCAACCGTTAACTTTTTAATTGACTTCATTTAATTTGGTTTCTTAATTACAAGGCTAGATTTACCACGAATTCCTACCCTTTTGGGAGTACGCAGCCGTCCTGTATTGCTATTAGCAACAATAGTTTCGGTATTCTTGGGCTCAGTATAGGTAGATTTAATACCTAACTTGTTAGAAGTATATTTCTTAAGCCCTTGTTTGTTTAGGGTGTTAGGATCACGGGGGATTTTAGTTAATACGCCGTCAGCGTTGTATGTTTTTTCTTTTGGATAAACATCCGAATAAAGTTTAACTTTAGGAGTCTTTGGGGTCTTTGGAGTCTTCGGGGTTTTAGCCGTAGGAGCCGCTGATACACTCTTTTGTTGCGCCTCGTAAGCAGCCTGATTAAACCCAACGCTTGGCGCACTTCCACTAAGTTGATTCATTCCTGCAAAAGAAATAGGGGCTTCAGGAGTAAGTCCGGCGGCTTGGGTTTTTGCCGCTTTCATCTGAGCCTCGTATGCCTGTACATCCCAATAAGAGCCCATAGGTTGTGTCCTTTTTAGTCTAGAAGTGATTCGTTTTGATCATTGAAGACACGTTGTAGGTGCATAAAAACCGCACGTTGTCCTGCCTGAAAGTAGATTTCTTGGACTGTTTCCCCAATCTTGGCACACCGCTCCGGGTACAGATCAGAAAGCACCCGAAGCAGTTCTTCGGAAATCGGAGGAAACACGCTATCCTTAGATATGTTATTATTCATCGGTTTCCTTTGCACTTTGAATAAATGCGTATAGAATAATGACATAATTGATCATATCAAGGACGGTGTCCCGCAGGGCTTCATCCTTAACCTTGAACTCTCCGGTGGTCAGGAAGGTGGAGAGCCGGGACATCTTGTCCGTCAGGCGAACCATGATCCCTGACTCTGTCTTGCAGATCCCCATAGACTCGCAGCGGGTGAAGTTCAAGAAGGGATGCTGATCGTCCTTCCCGCCGCTGTAGTCATGGTTCTTACGCTCAGAGAGCGCACGGGCTTCATCACACAGTTCCTTATGCATTGCTAACAGTCGAGTACGATTCATGGCGTCCATAGTAGCACCTCCTTTGTTTCCCAATTGTATTCTTTGTGTCGTAAGATTCGCGCACAACGCGCTTGTGTCAGAGCAAACTCTTCAGTATAACCGTTTGTTACATAGGCTTCCAAAACTTCAGCCCATGTGTTGGTCTTTAAAATTTTTGTTGCAGTAACAGGACCCACCCCCGTAATGCCGGGATACCCATCGGTCTTATCCCCGGTCAGGGTCTGCATTAACCAATTGTGGTTTGCTTCTTCTTCGGTAATCAGACGGGGAGCCTCATCCTTATCCGGATTCCACAACAAGCCGGGGATGGTGTTCAGGTCTTTGTCTGCGGAAACAATAACCGAATCACCGTAAGTTCCTTCTGTCTGCAAGATGCCAATTATGTCATCTCCCTCTAGGTTGGCTTCTTCACGGACAACATATCTAGTAGAAAGCATTTCCTTAACAGGCTTGTATCCGCAAGGTTTACGACAGGCTTTGCGGTGGCTCTTGTACTCCGGGTAAACGTCCTTCCTGAAGTTGAACTTTCCGGTAAACCCTAGGACGCAGAACTGAGCATCTAGAGTTGCCATATACTTTTGAATAGTCACATCGCACAGATGCAAGGCTTCATTGATATTAGAAAAGGCAACATCAGTATCTTCATCAAGCCGCGCTACATATTCGGTAGCAGAGCATATTGAATAGATAAGGATATCGCCATCGATTAGCAAGGTGCGCTGCGGTAAAACAATAGGCTTCTTACGCATTAGTCTGCCTCTTGAGCGTCTGCGGCTCTAGTAAGAACCTCAATCAAGCCATACGTTCCATGCAGCGTGGACTTCACACAGATGCTGTAACTATCGTCCTTCTTAGGATGTTCTTTGTAACCCACGAACACCATCTCATTGAATCGCTTCTTAAGTTCAAGCAGCAACTCGTCAGTAGTCATGTAATCAATTGGTGTAGACATTCTTTAACCTTTTCAATGTGTCAATGTGTTGTTGTCTGACTGTGCCTCTAGTAGCAACCGCTCGAAACAGGGCAACAATTTGTGGGTATTTGATGACGGAGTATTTGGCAACATTGCTGAGATATTTCAAAGCCCGTTTGCCGTGTACCGTCCACACAAATACCTTATCGCCTTTGTCCCGAATGGATCCACCCCACTTCTCTTGAAGCAAGCGCAAGGCACCTTGGTGCTTGTTACTTACCTCAATTGATGGGGAGTGGTTCCATCGAACGCATCCCTCCCCATCAAGCAGCCCCGCTGCATAAGCGTTTAGTGTGTTTCTGCCCAATTGGCTCCGCTTCGATGTACGCCGTCTAATTTGCATCTGAATTTGTAGTACTTTCCGGCTTCTTGAATAGCCTGTACGACAATGTTACCAACAGTTTCTGCGTAGGCGCCTTTAACTGTGAATTGATATTCATCATGCACGGTGGCTACTTGCTTTACCGGAATAGATTGCAAAGCAAAGTTACGGTGAGCGATTACACAGGCTTCCTTCATCACAACTGCTCCTGCACTTTGAAGCAGCGTGTTAAGGGCAGCATGGGTAGACCGTGGATACAACGGACGCGCATCAAGCCCACGCATCCATCCACGGGTAGCCATCAGTTGAGTCACATCTGCCTTGAGGGCTGCATATGCCGGAACCTTGGCTTCAAAGTTCATCCGAGCCTTCTTGCCTCGCGCTCCGGTACCACCAAGAACAAAACCTAACTTGTCATTACCTGCGCCGTAGATGAGCGCATAGATTGCACCCTTCGCCTGATCACGGGCTTGCTTGTGGGTTGGATTTGTCTTGTCCTGCACAGCATCGGCGGTCAATCCGAAGGCTTTGGCGTTCTCCCAATGGATGTCTCCGGTCAGGA